GGGATGTGGAAAGCCCCTGCCACAGTGGAGAACAGGTCCTTTTTTAACTCCAGGAAGCTGCTCGAATCACCTTGCGACTGACCATAGACCGGATCACCCTCCAGTTTGTACCCGTCAAACTCCGGATACACAGCGTTTTCGGATTCCATGTATGTCTTCAGCTGGGATTTGATGTAATCCTCAAATTCCTTGTTGAAGTCTTCGTCTCCAGCTTTCACTCCGTCGATGTGGATCTTATATTTCTGGCTGTTGGACATTTTCAGCTTCTTGGCGGCAGCCGACAGTATCTTGCCATACTGGTCATACATTCCGTCGATAAGCCGTCTCACATGGATGTCATCGAGCCGGAATACATATACATCGTCCCAGTTAAAGCGACGGTTGAAAGTAAAATTGCCAATCTGGACACCGCTGTACACATCCCCGAGTATGGGGCGCTCCCATTCCCGGACGTATGAATCAGCGCAGTACAGACAGCCGTTGATCTCGACCGCGATAGCCTCTCCATAGCGGATGACCTCGTTGATGATCTTGTGCCAGAACACAGAAGACGTCTCATTTCGGTTCGGACTGACATTAAGCAGGTAGTAGTCTTTGTCCTTGATTGGCAGCCCCTTCTTGAACACGCGGATTTCAGACCGGCTTATCCCATTGCTGATCAGGGAAGAAGCGGTATAGACCGCGAGTTCTTTGTAGTAGAGGTCCGCGGGGATATCGATCACTACGGTGGACGCTTTTGCCCCGTAGCTTTCGGTTGTTGGGAACAGGGACTCTAAAAAGTCACTTAACCATGCCATTTCACGCGCTCACCCCCTTTCTAAAATGTGATAACGCCGACTTTGATCAGTTTAGGCCGTTCTTTTATCTTGTCTTCTGCACACATTGAAGCAACCAAGGCCATAAACGGGTCAGTTTTCCGGCTTTTCGCCTCGATCTTTGCATAAACAAAGGAGCCTTTGTCGGCTCCCACATCTCGACCATATCGGATGGTTTTCGTGTTATTTGTAGCCCACCGGAGGACCGGATTGTCTCCCCAGTGGAAATACCTATGCAGGAAGCAATGGTCAATTACCGGAACAGCTTTGATAATGTCTGTCTGCTTCACCAGCATCAGGTTTCCATGCTCCTTGCTGATTTTTACCTTTGCCATGGCATCAGACAGGAGGGAATACCGGTAGGAATCTATGCACACCATGGAGATGTTGTAGATCTTGCCCATCTCGTAGATGTAATTTGCAATGATGGACGGATGTATCTCCACGTCATTGACGTACTCCAGCATATCAGGAGTCTTGATCCACTCTCGCCACGGGCATTTGAGGCGCGGGATATCGGCTGATGCGCTGCAGATCCACGCTTTGCAGATGTCATAACGCTGATCACCGTTCTTAAAATGCAGATTAACCGCCGCCCAGTCTGTAGTCTTCGTATAGTCAATGCCAGCTGTGCAGTTCCATCCCCGCAGGTCAGGTATCGGCTGATTGGTGGCAGCTATGGACTCCCAATCAGCTACGGCTGACTCCTTTGCTGACTCCGGGAGGTTCATTCGTTTCGACATGAATGCCGGCAGCCTTGCCGGGTTCGCCTTCCACTCGGCATATTCCTTTTCCGTCTCCTGTTGGAGATGCGGAAGGTATGGCAGTGACGGGTTCGCCTTCACCCAGTTCTCCGGGTCGTCTACCTCTTCCTTGGCATCGAGCCTGCAGATGAACGGCAGGAGTCCGTTATCCGCAATCCCGCCCCGCAGAATATTGTCCGAATCCTGCAGGATATCATCCAGCGGTCCCTCTCGGACATCACCGTTGGTGCTGTAGTAGGACCTTCGAGGATGCCTTTTCTTCCCGAGGCCGGTAGTGAAAACATTGATATTGTCATAATTCTGGTACTGGTGGATCTCGTTTAAAATCACGATCCCGCTACGGAGCCCGTCCTTGCCTTTGGGTGAATTCGTGCGGCCTTTTATGGTTGACTTTGTCTTTGTGCATGTGACTTTCTCCTTTGTCCAGCTGTAGAACTTCTTGATTTTCTTTTCGTTCTTTGGAATCTCAAAGAAGCCTGTCAGGTCCTGTACCGGACGCACGGCCTGTTCCTCATTGTTTGCACAGATGTCGACGTCATATTCCCGGATACCGTTATACGGAGATGACAGGCAGAAGCTCTCGACTGCGATCATTCCGTCTTTGCCTGCCCCTCTGCCGATCATGCATAACAGATCCGGCCATCGCGGCATATGGGAACCTTCCCAGTAGGTGCAATCATGCAAGGCAATCACGAACCTCTGCCATGGAAACAGGTCGAACGGAACATAGCTCCTGCAGATCTTCATGTAGTTTGCAAGCTGCTGGGTGTCTACGTAGATGCGTTCTGTCCGGAAACACTCCTGCACATGCTCAATGAGCAGTTTCTGGTCTTCGCATGTCCTGTATGCACCTGTCTCCACAATCCGGATCCATTCTGCAATCTCCGGTATATTCCTGATATCTGTCACAACTCGTCGTCTTCCTCTACCACATGGTCTGTCGTCAGGCCGAGTTCCTTCAGTATGCTCAGCATCGACCTGGTGTACTGTGGCAGCATCTTCACACTCGGATTGTCTTTCTCATACTCCTTGCCGGCAGCCGATATTGCCGTATAGCTCAGCCCGTTCTTCCGGATATCGGCTTTCATCTTCTTCACGAGCCCGAAGTATTCCACATAGTCATCAATGAGCGCCTCGAAATGTGCGACATCCGCGCCCTTCGATATCAGCTGCTGCATGAGAGACTCGCGTATGTCCTTTTTGCTTTTTGCTGCCATTTTTGCCCCTTTTTTCTCGCGCACGCGTGCGCGCATGTTTTGTCGTGTCCCCTGCCCGTTGTAAGCTCCCCCAAAATAAAAGGGGTATAGGGGTCCCGGGGGTATCACCATCGTTCTTCATTCGTGTATCCGTTCTTCTTTCCTCTGAACTTCTCCGGATGCAGTTTGTTATGACATGCCTTACATACAGGTATGAGGTTTTCTTTCATTTCTCCAGTCTCATAGTCCTTGTACCAACGAGACAGCGCGAGCTCAGGATGATCACGCACATGACAGACATGATGGACAGTAGACAGCAGCCTCCTGCTCCCGTCCTCACCAACATCATAGCGTGTGATGATCCCCTGCCTCTTGCACTCGGCACACTCATAGTGATTATCCCTGAGCACCTGAGTCTTAAGCTTTACCCAGGGCTTTGACTTGTAGAACTTCCACAGTTCACCGCTCTGTATCAGTTCCCTGATTTCATCTGCTGTCATAGGCTCAGCACTCTCCCGGAAATACAAAAGCCGAGACACCTGCTCTGTCTCGGCTTTCGTGGAAAGGTAAAATGCCAGTTCGTTTTTCAAACTGATCTGATATCAAATTACCACACATTTAATTATCATTTGCTATCATCTTTCAGCGCTTTCAGTCCGATCCTGCGCCATCGGTACACACTAGCAATGCCGCACGGTATCATCTCTGCAATCTCTTCACAGGTATATCCGTCAATGTAGTACAGCATCAGCACACGTCTTGCATAATCATGGCTGACTGTATTGATCATCGCGGATATATCCCGCATGGTTTCAATTGCGTGAACTTGTGCCTTCTGCCACTCATGGATGAGATCTTCGATGCGGACAATGTAATCAGACAGATCTACGATGCGTGTACCGCCCGGCATGTCCCCGCCTTCATAGCTGATTGCTTTTACTCCCATCATCTCCGCACGTGCTCGATCGATGCGCTGCTCGACATCCTTTACTTCTGCCTTGGCTATGCGATAGCGCGACAGATAAACAGCCACACTCTTCTGCGATTCAAACTGTGCCATCATTCTCCCTCAGTCAGTATTGACGGTTCAGACTCTTTCCAGAACACTTCCATCTCCGCACGTTTCCTGCTCTTGTGCCTATCTGCGTACTCCTTTGCTTTTCTCGCTCCGATCTTCGCGACCATCTGGTCAAGCACCTGGCCGGTGTAAACATCGATGTTTCCACACGATGCTGCTTCTTTGTCTGTGATTTCTCGCCGCTCATAGAATCCGTGCTCAGACTCCCTTACCTCCAGCCTGATCAGCACGCCGGCTCCCGGAGGAAGGATTTTTACCTCGACGCCTGTATCTCGAACGAATGATAAAAAGTCATACATTAGCCTGCTTTCTCCTCTCTCTTCTCAAATATTCTTCTCCACCTTCAAGGTATTTCTTTCCTTCATCGGTGCGACACCATTCCACATATTCCCTTCGCATGTCATCGGTCAGCAGTTCAATATGCCCGAACATCAAAAGTGAATAGATTTCCCGATGATACCTAAGGCACCATGTTCTGAAGCTGAGTGTCATTGTTACCATCTGCTCGCTCCTTCCTTTCCCCCTTATCACAAAAGCCGTCATCTGGCACAAGTTGGCAAGGAAACCCTCGTCCTGTGCAAAAATCATCATTCTCGCGAAATTTGCACTCCTTGCACCTGACCACCGGAACAAGGTCTTTGCTGTCGATAATCTCCGGTTTTTTGTACGGCTTTTTAAGCCCATTTTCAATTAATTCCTCATCCGACATAAAAGGGATGTCTGTAGGGAAATAACTCATGATTTACCTCCGTCCATCTTTGCACCGCTCAGCCATTGTCTTCCTCCTCTTCATCCTTAATCACAATCGGCAGTAACAGCGGACAGGCAAGCGCAATCAATATTGTCAGGATTAATCTGTCAGACATTGTCTTCCTCCGCTTCATCCTCTTCGTAGTCATCACAAATAGCGCCTGCCATTACCGTTTCTTTGATATGCAATGCAGTGTGTCCTGCGGGGTGTACTGGCCCTGAGCACTTTCCATCTTCGTTCCATTTGCAATACATGGCATCACAATATACGACCATTCTTTTCCTCCATCATGGCGGCTGTTTCCTCTAACCTTCCCTTAGGGTTCACTGGACATTTAACAGTCATTCAGGATTGCGCACCTCCCTATAGACTGCACCGCCAACTTGTAAGATTTTGTTCAAGCTGCCTCATGCGTGCATGGTCTGCATCACTTTGAGCTGATTCACAATAAATC